TTTTGCGCTTCGGCATACTGACGATATTCGTCACCTGTAGCACAACCAGATAATAATACTATCCCGCACAATACGGAAATTAGTGTTTTTTTCATAAGAGATCCCTTTTAGTTGTAAGACCATTTGGGTCTTAATTCTATTTATCATCATATTATAAGTTTGACAATAAATTCATTCTATGTTAAACTGTAGTCTACAGTAGATAGCAACCCCCGAGAAAGGAAGATAATATGTCTAGATATACTTTCATTGTCAACCCCAAAGTTCTAGAAATTTTGGAACTTGCTGACAAACTCAACAAATGCCTAGAATATCCCAACAGCGAAAACTCAAGGGATGAGCGTCACTACTCAGAACATTTTGAACAGAAGATCCTAGAAGTCATCGTAAGTGAACAAAAGTAGTACACTTTATGATTACGAAAGTACTCATTTTCTTGAGTCAGGGACGCTAGGACCGATACTTTTTCTAGGACTAGCTACTGACTGACAACTAGCGAAATACCCGAAATTTGACAATAAATGGCTTTTCATGTATAATTCATCTATGAACTCAAAAATCGTCCGCAAGCGTAGAACTGATAGAAATCAAGTGATTTACTTTATCCAAGATAATGTAACACTTGAGTACTACATTGGTTTGACTGCAATGGAATTCAATGGTAACGTTTTTAAGACACTGCGCCGTCGTATGCAAAAGCATATGCAACGGGCTATGACTGAGAACAAAGATTGGGGCCTGTCTCGTGCATTGCGTGAACGTGGCGCCGATAGTTTTGTATTTGGTAAGTTGGAAGTTGTGCGTGGCAAGCGTCCTGCTCATATACGTGAAACAGAATTGATTAACACATTGCAACCAGCATTAAACACATTTGGAGTAAAGTAATGGACATGATGATTAGAGCAACGACATACGGTGAAGTGGGCATTGATACGGAAGCTAGCCCAGGTAACGGTCAGTTCTATGCAAAGACCTACGATGGGGAACTTGATTCCGTAGGGTTCGACACCGTTGAAGAAGCATGGGCTGAGTTGGAATATGTGGCTTGTGGTACAGTTGATGCGGAGTACCGAGAATGAACAAACGAATTAAAGAACTGGAGAAGTTAGCAACACCCCGTTGTTATGATGAAACTGGTTGTTATATTGGTAACAGGTTTGATGTTCAAAAGTTCGCCGAGTTGATTGTGCGGGAATGTATTGATAAAGCGTTTCACAATGGTCATCCCGATTTAGAATTTTTGTTGAAACATTTTGGAGTTGAAGAATGAACAAACGTAAAATTACCACCCGAATCATGCTTGACGGTGTTGTGGATAATACCTTTACACAGATGCGACAGGTTTACGTTGACGATAAAGGCGAGTATGTAAATTGCGACCGCAATCGGTATCACATTACTAATGATAGTTTTGACATTGTTTATACTACTGGTCGAGCATTTACATTCGCAGAAGTGTTAAAGGATTTGGTATGAACGAATTTTTAAAAGAAATAGCAATCAAAGCCGGGGCACCGGAAGAAGTTGTAAATGAGTTGTGGTTTAACATATTTTGTCAAAAGTTTGCACACGAACTAATGACTGTCCTCGAGGAAGAAGAATGAAATACGAACACATTGGTTGGTGTAAGGAAGGTAAACACGATAAAGTGTGGGGAATAATTCGCCTGCAGGATAGTAACTGTGTTACATTCTGGGGCCGCCGTGGTGCTAAACTACAAACAAAATTAGTTAACATTTCTGGTTGGGAAGCCAAAGAAATATTTTTAAAGAAGCAAAACAAGGGATATCAATCCGTTGAACTAGATATGCTGAATGAAGTATATCCAGAGTTTCAACAAGACTTAGAGAAGACAGCCTTTTGGGCTACATTCAAAATCTAAGGAATATAGAATGAACAAGTTAAGTGAAGATGGAAAGGTAGCAGTACTATATTCACCTGGCTTTGGCGCTGGATGGTACACATGGAACTACAATCATCCTGAAATACTTTTTGATCCAGCAATCGTAAAGTTTGTTGAAAAAGAAAAATGGGATGAATTGGATACATACGTTATACTGAAGTATCCTGAAATCTATAAGGGTGGTATGAAAGAATTACAAGTAGAATGGATACCAGAAGGTACTCTGTTTAGAGTAACTGAATACGATGGAAATGAATCCATCGAATATAAAGAAAACGACCACTGGATGATAGCATGATTTATATTAATTTATTTGCTGTTTTATTTTTTAGCCATCGTTTAGTCAATGCGGATTACCATAGTAAATTGAGTAGGAATTTAGATGGTATATTTTTTGCATGGAATTTTGCAGAAATGTTTTTATACATTGATAAAATGTTACTAGCAACATAGTAGAATAAATATGGATGTATGAACATATTTTGGGAAACACTCTGGTTGACTTTATTTAGAATTAGTGCTATAATAATAGCATTAGCAGTATTCATCTGGTGGTTGAGTGTACCAACAGACGAAGTTGAAGACGAGGTAGATCCCTTTTCTGTTACGATAACTTATCGTTGTAAGGAAGTCTTAGCAGATGTAGATGAGATACCAGAACATGTAGTAAGTAAATGTAAAAAATTAGCAAAGGAATTGCAAAATGCAACTAAGTCAAATAAATCAGACGTTTGACCACAAAATCACTAGTGGATCAGAATATCAATGGAATTGTTTTCCTGATGCACGGTTTTTAGATTACGAAAGTGACTTTGCTCACATCTCCGTACTCTATAGTACATCAGACCAAAAAATCTATCAGGCAGATGCGTCAGTTAAGCGTGATGCATGGGATGAAGATAAAAAGCCCTATCGTTGGACTAACCCATTCTACAAAGATGCTTACTTGAGTGAAGCAAAAAAACGCAATGTCGATCCCGATCAAGCATGGGATGATGTTACGTGGGTTGATTTAGATGTAGAAGATGACTGGCTAGAAAAAGCAACTGCTATGTTCAATGGTGATTATTGGGATACCCGTGTGCAAATAGAAGTTAATTTGGAAGATGATCTTATTCTTGGATTGGCTAAGGAAGCACACAAGCGTGATATCACGCTAAATAAGATGATAGAGGTTGTGTTACAAGAAGTAATCGACCGTCACCGTGTCAACGGAACGTTAGTCTGATACGTTATATAAGTGTAACTTAGGAGATCACTATGAAAAAAGTTCTATTAGCAATGTCATTAGTTCTGTTAGCTGGTTCAGCATCAGCACAACACTTTGGTCATCACGGTAATCACGGCCATTATGGTCACGGTGGATATCGTGGAGGTAACTGGGGATGGGGACCTGTACTCGGTGGCGCATTAGCTGGAGCAGTAATTTATGATATCTATAATCGTCCAGTAGTTGTACAACAACCTCCAGTAGTTGTACAACAACAGCCTGTTATGGTTCAACAAAATCAAAACTGCACACTATGGACTGAAACACAAAATTCAGATGGTACCATCACACGGACTCGTACCTGTAGTCAATGAATAATATATTAACTGGTATTTTTAATTGGATCAAAGATGACTATCGTACTCATCCTTTTCGCTTTATCGTTGAGTTGCTTGCATGGGGCATTTCAATTGGGTGCTCTATCACCATGGCTCTTACAGTCCCCAACCCGCCCCTACTTACTTTGTATCCTATATGGATTCTCGGCTGTAGTCTCTATGCTTGGGCTAGCTTTACTAGGAAATCTTTTGGGATGCTGGCTAACTACATGCTACTTGTAAGTATTGACAGCGTTGGTTTAATTAGAATGATTGTACAATAATGGCAACACAGATTCAAATGACAAATTGTAAAACCGGTATTCAGAAAACAGGATACATTGGTTTTAGTTTTAGCTACTTCTTTTTAGGTATATTCAGTCTAGGTTGGCTAGTGCCTCTATATCGCGGCGATCTAATGGCATCATTAATTTGTTTAATCTTTCATCTTGTAACACTACCCTTATGGATGCTAACCTCACTATTGTTTGGTTTGTTCTTTAACAAGTATTATACATTAAGATTGATTGAACAGGGTTATGATTTTACTGACCCCGATGAAGAACTTGTAATTCGTGCTAAATCTGTATTAGGAGTATCAAAATGATTAATTGGGCAGACCCCGACAACTTGGTGACCATTGACGACCGTGTTGAGCCAATGCTACACGAATGGCTCAATAACATGCTCAAAGTAACAGAAGCTACTATCACATTCACTAAGGTTGATGGTACTGAGCGTGTTATGAAGTGTACACTTGAAGCAGACAAGTTGCCACCTGTCGTAATTAAAGAGGATGCAAAGCCTCGTAAAGAAACAACAAGCACAAAAGCATTGCGTGTGTTTGATATAGAGAAGAATGAGTGGCGTAGTTTTACTATCAAAAACATTAAGCGTATTGAACTATCATTGACATGAACGATTTTGAGATAGGTAATCAATGCTATATGAGCAAAGATTACAAAGAGGCTAGAGATTGTTATGAACGCTTTCTTCAAATTGAACCAGAAAATTACATCGCGTGGCACAACTTAGGTGTCACGCTTTGCCAACTTGGATTGGATGAAGAGGCACTAGCAGCGTTTATATTGCCATGCCAGCATAACTATGTTGAAAGTCATTTAAGTCGAGGCACAGCACTAAGAAACTTAGGTAGATATCGTGAGGCATTACTTGCATTTGCTCACACATTCGCACTTGATCCTAAACATCCAACAGCATATAGCAACTATGGAAACACCTTGCGTGAATTCTTAGAGCCTGAATTAGCAATACCCTTCATGCAAATTGCTCGTAAACTCAAACCTAACCATCCTAATTTTGAATTAAATGAATGTGTATGTCACTTGATGAAGGGTGACTTACTTGCTGGATGGGAACTATACGAATCACGATGGTTCTTTCAAAGTGATGTTAGTATGAAACCTAACCTGTCTGGACCCGAGTATGATGGTTCACAAGACATTAATAATAAACGTGTTCTTGTTTATTATGAGCAAGGGTTTGGTGACAACATTCAATTTTCAAGATATCTTAAACTGTTACAGGTTAAGGGTGCTAGTGTTATACTCGTAACTAAAAATCCTACATATGAATTGTTCAAATACAATTTCCCTGACGTAGAAGTTTTGAATGAGGAGTCAGTGTTGCCCGGTTATCATTATCATGTAGCATTGATGGCACTGCCCAGATGCTTCAAAACAACAATTGACACAATACCTTATCCTACGCCATACTTGGATGTAGATGACACATTGAAACAATCATGGCAAACAAAGCTAGGACCTAAAATTAAAAAGCGTATTGGATTGTTATCCAGTCCAAACAAAGTAGCGTACATTACTAAGTTTAGACAGATTGAACTTGAAAAGTTGTTATCCATCACCAATGATGAATATGAGTTTATCAATTTGTCATACGAAGTAGATGATGAAGCATTGGCACTATTGAAAGAACATAATGTAAAAGACTTTCATAATGATCTTACTGGCTTTTATAACACAGCCGGATTGATTAGTCAACTTGATTTGGTCATTACAATTGATACTGTTATTCCTCATTTGAGCGGTGCACTTGGTATACCTACTTGGGTCATGTTGAGTGACTATGGTAGTGACTGGCGATGGTTCTTAAATCGTAATGACAGTCCCTTCTATAACTGTGTAAAATTGTTTAGACAAAATGGTGATGGCAAATGGGATAGCGTACTAGAATCCATAAAAATAGAACTTGACAATAAATAAGAGTCATGCTATAATATGGGTTATGAAAAGAGAAATACTATCCTTCACTGTTAAAGAACCCAAACGCAGGGTTCACCGAGTGTTGTTTCAAAACGACACTCCATTCAAACCTAAGGTTGTTGAATCTAAGGTCCAGTACCGTCGTAAAGACAAGCATCCAAACCGCAGTGAAATTTGACAATAAATCCATTCCATGATACAATACTTGTATTGAAGATAAGGAATCGGAAGTATGAAATTCACTCTCATAGCAAGTAATGGTAAAGTATTCACTTTCTTCATAAAGGCGCTTGCAGAGCAATTCCAGCAAGCATACGGTGGCACTATCGTCACCGGTGACATTCTCACAAAGGAAACACAAAATGTCTATTAAACTCAAAGCACTTCTTCAACTGATTGGTCTCACAGGTCTTGCAGTATTGATCACCGGTGTAATTCATTATATTAATGCTAATGTTTCTAAGGAAACATTGACTACTCTATTAGAATTTGGTCTCATGGGGTTAGGATTGTACACAGGCTACATACTGTTGGTCATCCGTCTAGAAATTCAAGAAACTTTCAAAAAGGTTGACAAATAATCGGTTTGGTGATATAATAGAATCTTAAACAGTCAAAAGGAGTTCACATGAACATCAAAGAAGTTAACACTGCTATCATTCACGGTCGTTTCACTAGTGAAGAATTAAATAGTATTGGTGATGCGATTAAATTTGCCCGAGCACAACTTGCGGCTCAAAACAAAATGGCTATGGGTAAAGGTTCTAAAGTAAAATTTACTAATTCACGTTCAGGTGCAACTGTGATTGGTAATGTTGAAAAGGTAAATCGTAAATTCGTAATTGTACGTGAGAACAACCCCGGATTCATTGCTACAAACTGGCGCGTCCCTGCTAGTATGTTAACTGTTATTTAAGGAAAAATCATGAAAGCAATTTCTCTTGCTATTGGTACAATCGTTGTTGGTATTGCAGGTATTCTAGCCCTCAGTTTTTTATTGAGTTGGCCTGTTTATATGCTGTGGAATGGTTGTTTGGTTGGCGCTGTTCAAGGTGTTTCTCAGGTTACTTGGCTTCAAGCCTGGGGCTTGACAGTATTGTTTGGTTTTTTGTGCAAATCTAATGTGAGTACTACAAAATGAGTAAAGTAGCAGAACTATATGCTGATGTTGAGGAAATGCTTGAAAAGGGCACTCACCCGGCGACAATCAGTGCGGTCTTAGGAGTGCCTGTATTCTTTGTCTACGATGTAGTAGAAAGTATTCATTCTGAGTTTGAGGAATTCAGTCCCTTTAAAACAATCAATTCGTAAAAATTTGACAATAAATGGGCTTTCTGCTATAATAGAATCTTAGACAGTAAAGAAAAGGAAAC